TTATGATAGGAATAATTATATTCATAATAGCATTATCAGCTTCAATTGCTTGGTTATGGGTAGGAGGAATTGATTATATGAAAAAACATCACTCCAATTATAAAGGAGAAGATTTTTTAAATTGGGATGAGAAAGATAATGGTTGGGATGATAATAAAAATCACACTGAAGGAGAATTCTGACCTTATTAATCAAATTAAATTTAGGTTATGAGAACAGAAGAAGAACGTCTAGCAAGTTATAGAGCAGCGTTTTTAGAGAAAGTAAAAAAATGGGACTGGGGTAAAACAGATATTGATGAATATCAAGGTAAACCTAGAGGTAGAAAAGCTAAAGTCAAAGAACGACCAGCCGCTAAACCTAGAACTAAAAGTGAACAAGAAGTAGCAAATAAATTTTTTAATTATGATAAAAGTAATAAATAAATACAAACAAGTATTTACAATTGTAGGAGCAATATCAGTGTTAGTTATCTGTTATTTACAACAAAAGGAATTAACTAAACTTCGTAATGAACCAAAAGTTCAATTTTTAGAAGGTGGTGATATTAGTAAAAATCAAACCATTGACTCACTCCAATATTTAGTTGATTCTCTAAATGCAGAAATGTTCCCAATAGAGATAGAATTAAGTCGTTATGAAATGGCGTTCCGATTATTTTCTGAACGTAATCCTAAAGCAGCAGAACAATATGCTGATATTATTTCTAATGAAACTGAATAAATAATTTAAAAATAAGTTATGAATATTGTTTATGATATGTCCAATGAGGCAATAATGAGGTTAAAATTTAAAGATGACATTATTGACAAATTTGATAATGATACTAGAGAAATACTTGATAAATATGTTTTGCCTATAATGGCTATGAATGAGAAATTTGTTTTAACAGGTAGTTTATCTCTTAAATTACTAGGGTTTGAACCAATTGAGAAAGTAGGAGATATTGATATTGGTTTATTAGAACCATTCACAGAAGAAGAATGGATCACATTAAAAAATTTCTTTGGACTATCAACTAGTCAATCTGAGATGTATGATGGTGCTTCAAAAGATACTCCTAAATTTGATCCTAAAGCTCATTTATGGAAATTTTATAAACAATGGGGTGTACCTGTTGATAATGAACTACAAAAAGAAGTAACTTTTAAGATGGATGTGTTCAATGATGAAATACTTAGAAAAAAGGATATCATCACAATATATTTAAATGATTTCCCAATTCGTTTAATACATCCCAGTATAACATATAGTTACAGAATGAGATATGCTCTAGATGTTAGAGGTGGAACAGCTTATAAGTATTGGGAGCGTATGAAATCATTTATGGATAATTCTAAAGAGTATTATATTAAGATAAGAGCATTGTATAGAATGATAGCTCGTGTTTTTGAACATAATACAGCTGTAGAAGGTAATAAAGAAAAAATAGATAAATTAAGAGCATTAGTTGATAGAAGAGAACAATACGCTGATAATTTCTTTGAGAAAGTATTTGAACAAACAATTGATCCATTTACTTTTATATTAGAGCAAGAAGCATCTAATTTTGGAGCTAAACAGTCTATTCAAAATCAAATTAAATAATATGAATAAAGTAGAGTTAATAGGTTATTATGGTTCAGATTTAGTTCACGCTCAATCAGCTTGGACATCAACATCTAGAGACATAACTGATGAGAAGAAAGCTAGAGTGGGTAAACTACTTAAAATGTTAGCGGGTGAAGGACATCATACGCCATTTGAAAAATCATCATTGCATTTTCTAGTGACAGTAGATCAAGCGACTCATATTCATTTAATTAAACACCGTATTGGAGTTTCAGTTAATGGAGAAAGTGCTAGATATAAAGAATTGAAAGAGGATAAGTATTATATTCCTAAGGACTGGGATATGAAAATACATGATGATGAATTTCCTGAGTATCAAATAACATGGGGAGAAATGTTAAAAAACTTTACTGAGCAATCTAATCTACTATATCATAAGTGTTTAGAAGAATTAACACCAGTATTAGGTCGTAAACGAGCAAAAGAATCAGCTCGCTTCTTCAAGACATTTAATTCTCAAATCACAATGGATGTTATGTTCAATTGGAGATCATTTTATCATTTTCAACAACTGAGAAATAGTGAACATGCTCAAGTTGAAGTAAGACAATTAGCTCAGGATATGCTTGATTTAGTTAAGAACATTGAAGGTAACCCATTTAAAGAAACAATTGAAGCCTTTAACCTCAATTAATATATTATATTTAAGTTATGAAAACAGTAGTTATAGGAGATGTTCATGGACGTTCATTATGGAAATTAATTGTACATCAAGAAAATCCTGATCGAGTTATTTTTATAGGTGATTATTTTGATTCATTTGATATTAAAGGAGTAGACCAACTAAATAATTTTCTTGATATCATTGAGTATAAAAAATCAAGTGGTAAGGAAGTTATTATGTTGATTGGTAATCATGACTATCATTACTTTCCTGAAGTTGGAGAAAACGGAACATCAGGATATCAAAAAATGTTTAGTTATCAAATTAGTCCTGTACTTGATTCTAATAGAGAATATTTACAAATGGCTTACCAAATGGATGAATTTTTATTTAGCCATGCTGGTATTAGTAGTGCCTTTTTAGATAGTGTATTTGGTATTAATGGATGGAAAACAGAAACAATAGTAGAACAAATTAATGAGTTATTTAAATATAAACCATTATCATTCCAATTTGGAATGGCTGTTAGTATAAAGAAAATGAGTTTTCTTGATCCATATGGTGATAATGAAGAACAATCTCCAATTTGGATTAGACCTCGTTCATTAATGTCTGCTAATAGAAATACATTACGTAAACAAGTAATTCAAATAGTAGGCCACACTCAAGTTAAAAAACTTGATATTGAAGGCGCTATGAAAGCAGCTGGTGGAAGATATTATTTAGTTGATTGTCAGGGTACAACAGGCGAATATTTAATCATCCAAAATGGAGAACTCAATGTCGGACAAACCAGGTAAAAGAGGTAGACGAAAAAAGAAACAAGCAGAAAAAAAACAAGAGTTTATTGTTATGAACTCTAAGTTAGAATATTTTTGCGGTTTAGCTTATGGTGGTCAATTAATATGGATTGATGACTACAAAGAAGCAAAACCTTTGGATCATCCAAATAAATTTACTACCTTAAAATATCTCTGTTATGGAGAAGAATTAATAATGGATTATATATGAGTAAACATACATTGTGGGTTGAGAAATATAGGCCCGATACATTAGAAGGTTATTTAGGTAATGAAGAGTTTATTAGTGGTTTACAAGAATGGATTGGTAAAAATGATTTTCCTAATCTATTACTTCATGGCCCCGCTGGTACAGGTAAAACAACAGCAGCTAAATTAGTAGTTAAAAATATTAGTTGTGATTTTTTATATCTAAATTGTTCTGATGAGAATGGCATTGATACAATTAGAGATAAAGTAAAACAATTTGCATCAGGGGCTACATTTAAACCACTTAAAGTAGTTATATTGGATGAAGCTGATTTCTTAACTATAAACGCTCAAGCAGCACTTAGGAATGTTATTGAGTCATTTAGTTTGACTACTAGATTTATTTTTACTTGTAATTTTGTAGAACGTATTATTGATCCACTTAAATCAAGACTAAATACATTCTCATTAAATTCTCCAGAACCTAAAACTATAGCTAAACGTTTAAAAGAAGTACTTGACACTGAGCAGATAGAATATGATATTAAAGATGTAGTTGAAATAGTCAAGAAAACATATCCTGATATTAGACGCGCATTGAATTTAATTCAAGGTTTATCTATTGGAGGTAAATTAGTAGTTAAAAATGTAACTGATAGTAATTATATAGAACAAATTATTACTGAAGTTAAATCTAAAAAGAAAACAGCGTATAATAATATTAGACAAATTATAGCTGATAACAATATAAATGACTTTACTGGTGTGTATAAAGAATTACATAATGCTTACTCAACACCTGAGGCGACTATAATAATAGAGGAATATCTATTTCATTCAACTACTATTCCAGATAAAGAAATTTGTTTTATGGCATGTATATCTAAACTTTTAAATCAATAATATGAATCAAGAACAACCGAGGTTAAACATCTCATTGGATAAAACACAAGAGGTATCTTGTGAAAAATGTGGTGGGTTAGTATTTCAAGAAGGACTTATGCTTAGAAAAGCTAGTAAATTTTTAACAGGCACAACTCAGGATGCTTTAATTCCATTACCAGTATTTAGTTGTTCAGCATGTGGACACGTTAATGAGGATTTTTTACCTGAACCATTGAAGCGTAATGACACTGTTTGATTGGCTTAATGAAATAACATATCATAAACGTCCGTGGACTACATTTACGGATGAGGATAAGGCTGAGTTCAATACTTATATGATTAACCGTTTTATAAGTATGAACTCGAATTATATTGATGTTGTTAATTTAATTCAGCGTTATCCAGATTGCCCTAAAAGAAAGGTGTATCAATTCTATTGTGAGTTATTACCTAAACAAAAAGCATTCTTTAAATATATTAAAGCAAATGCTAAGGATAATCCTGAAACAATCAAAGCAATAGCTGAGTATTACCAATGTAGTACTCGTGAAGCTAAAGAATATATTAATATAGCTGATATAGATAATATTAAAAATGAACT